TTATTTCTATCAACTAAACCAGAAGTACACATAGTGATAGAATCCTTTGCAATCTTAATAGAATTCTTACCACCCATCTGACTAATCATAGAAGTCGGATGTTGTGTTTTAGGTGTATAGATATAATATTCATCAAATTCTGGATTAGGAACTATATCATCATCCTTTCTTAATCTAACACCTGCTCTATCTTCACTTCCTGGTTTCTTTTTTTCTTGACGAATATATTTTAATTTTAGTGGATCAATATATCTAAGATCTTGAATACCTTCTGCTGGATTCTTTACATCAATAACTTTAAGATAAAATACTCTTCCATCAACATACCAATTTCTAAAAATTTCATGGGACTTTTTATCAAAGTCCATCATTTCTTTAATATGTCTAAACTCTTCCCTAATCTTTTTCTTTAAAGTATTACTTGCATTTAAATTTGAAAGTTCTACTTCTACTGGTGAGTCATATAAATCACTAACTATCGCTTCATTAACCACATCTTCAATAGCACCATCAGCTTCAGGATGAAGTGCCATCTCACGATATCTTCTTATTAGATCATATTCAGAGCGATACGCACCTTCAATATCTACATATTGACCATAAAATCCACTTGCGATAAAATTATCAACACCGTCCTCATTATTTTTGGGGACGGGTGATATTATCGAAGTGGATTTCTTTTGCGTTTCCTCAATAGAAAAACCGAAAAGTTTTGCCATAGTATAAATTTACTCTGTTATATCTTTTATTTAGTTGACGTTCTCACCACCAGCATTTGGACCAGATCCTTTAATTGCTTCCCAGTACTGAACTTGAAGTTCAACAGTGAACTCTTGAACACCTTGAGCATCGTATGAAAGTTCAATAGGTCCAACTTGAGTTGGGAAAGTATCGAAGAATCTATAAGATCTTAATGTTGATCCATCACGATCTAACTGATAAACATAAGCATCTGCTTGATAATCTGCAGGATTTGATAAACCTGTATTATCAGATAGTCTATTAATTGTATTAGACCATCTTTCAAATGCTGAACGTATTGCAAAATCAGTATCGTTAATAACTGTAACCGTCCAAGAATCGAATGTTCTATCTCCAGCAATTTTAAGAACCCTTCCTCGGAAAGGTACTTCGATCTGAGCAACATTGGATGCTGGTAAATTAGCACCCTTTACTAAGAATCTTGCTTTTTCTAGAACTTCAGAGGATGGTTGAGCAACATCTGGAAAAGTTAGAACAACTTCAAACAGATTAGCACGAGCACCGCCACCTGTCAACTTACTCTTAAAGTTTGAAATCGTCCTTAGTGGTGGTGGATTGACTTGATTTCTAGCCATGATTGAATTAAACCTCTAAATTAAACGGAACCGATTACTTCTTCAAACGCAACACCAGTGCGTGTAGCAACAAAGGTAAGACCAATGAAGTTGATTGATCTTGCTGGCTTAATGAATATGTCAGCAACAAACTCATTTGCGTCAATGACTGCTGCTGTGTTATTTGTTTCATCACAAATAACTACGAAGTCGAAGATACCTCTCTTCGCTTGAACATCCCTTAAGAATGGTTCAACTATATTTACAAAGTTTGTCCTTGTAAGTTCATCGTTGAACTCGAAAAGCTGATCTTTAGCAGCAGATTTAATCGCATCTTCAAGGTAGATGAATAATCTACGAACGTTAATACGATCAAATGCAGATGATTTGCCAAATCCAGTCTTATCACCAAAGAGGATAATTCCAGCACCAGGAGAAAGAATAATAGGGTTAATTCTGTTTGAGTACAGAATATCACGCTGTTTCTTACCTGGGTTGTAAACAAGTTTTACTGAATTGAGGATTGGACCTCTTGCAGTACCAGCAGGTGAGAACCAAGGGAACTGTTCAATATCTGTTCTTGCACAAGTTCCAGCAACGTCACCGTTTAATGGAACATATCTAAATGTATTATTAAAGCGATCATACATGTACTTGTAACCGCTATCAAATACACTATAAGTGGATGATGAAACTGGAGCATAGAAACCAACAACATTTTCTGTCATCTTATCAATGTCATTCACAGTTACAGATCCAACAGAACTATCATTTAAGAATGCTTGTCTGTATGGTGAAATAAATGCAACTGCATCTTTTCTCGCCTCTGCAACAGCAGTAACTTTTTCTGCTAATGCTTGAGCAGTTTCTTTAGGATAATTTGCCGATCCCATTAAGATGAAATCAACTTCTGTTTCCTCTGTATTTTCAAATAGTGTATAACCAGAGATAATATCATCTAATCCTGAAGCTAATGCACCTCCAGTAGTTAAATCGGTTTTATCACCGTAATTTGTACCATTTGCAAGTGTTCCAGTAAATACACCAGATGCACCAAAGTTTACTCCGTCTGCATCTTGATCCCAACCACTATCAGAATCTAAAGTATTAGTTGATGATGTACTATAACCAGTAGTTGTAATTCCTGCAGGAGCACCACCACCATAAATGTACTTAGAATTTGTATTAAGATACTTTCTCCAATAAGAAGTAGAACCTACAGAATACTCACCATCTTTTGCTTTAGATAGTGCTAAATGCTTTTCAAGAATTGTACCAGCATTACCTGTAATAGTTCCTTTATCATCAATAACAACAACATGAATTTCATCATTTCTACCACCTCTAGCAGCAGCATATGATGAAGTACCTGGAGCATCCGCTAATTGATCCCATTCTAGAGATCCATTACTTAATACGATGTTTTGTTGTTCAAACCAATCTTTCTGAGCAGTATATGCTATACCCGTTCCAGATCCAGATGCACCTGCAACTATAATTTTAGTTTCAGTTGCTCCAGAAGTAGCACCTGTAGCACCAAATACATAAGTACCACCTTGCTGATAATCTACATTAGTTTCTACTCCTGCTGCAGATATATGAGAAATAACCTTAACTTCTAAAGTTGTATCAGTGCTTCCCGTAACAATACCTTTAAGAACACCATCAATAGTTGTTGTTCCACTTGCAGTTCCAATAGTTTTACTAATTGCTTGTGTAATAGCAGATCCAACAGCAGTAGTGTTTCCACTAGCAACAGTTAGAATTTGATCTGCCTTAGCATCGATCATTGCAACTTTAATTCCATTCCCCCAAGTTCCTGGATTTTTTGAAGCAACTGTTACATTAGTAATAGTATTCTCATCATAACCTAACTGGTTATAATGTGTACTACTTAAAATTCTAATACTAGTTGCAGCACCAACAAAGGCGTTTTTTAAACCAACACCAGTTTGTGTGTCATAGTCATCAGCACGAACAACTTGCATTGTTCCACCGTAAGCAAGATAGGATGATGCAACCATCCAATGCTCATAATGTTTATCTACTGAATAAGGTTGTCCAAAAGTCTGTAATAGATCCTCCTCACTTTCTATGAGTTGTGGGTCATTAACAGGTCCTTTCGCAAACGGTGCGACTAACGCTCCGATAGATCCACTCGTAGGATCTACTCTCCCGATTGTTAAGTCAACCTCTCTTATTACAATACCAGGAGATGCTAAATTTAGAGGCATCTTTTATTCTCCGAATCTCAGATTATGCTAAAAATATTTATGAATATATCTATTTACATGTAGTCCCACATGTACGAACGATCCCCATACTCATCTAAATGCCACGTATCTCCCTCTTTATCTGTAAAACTTCCATCCTCTAAACCAGTTTGAACAAACCCAAATGGAGACATATCTTGTTCTATCTGATTCTTCTGTTCTTCATATATTCTCTTACGGATATCATTATCCGACATTTCTTTAAAGTAATCCTGATTAACTAACCAAGCAAATATAACAAGACACATAGCAAGATCATCATTACATCCTTCTTCTGCCTCAAATGAATTATGCTTCTGTGCAAATGTAGTTAGTTCTGAAATAATTTCATAATCACAAGTTAAAAGTTTATTATCCTCCATCATCGTCTTAAGATTGGAACAACCTAACTTCTTAACTGCTGAAGTTGTTCTAACACCAAGTTGAGTTTTCTTACCTGAGAAACC